AGAAAAAAACGGCGACAGCTATATGTAACTGCCGCCAGTTAGGGAGGAGGAGACCATGGACTTTGATCTAATAGCAGACATAGCTTTATCTAAGATAGACAAGCCGTATGCTAAGGCAACTCTGATAGAACTCGCTAAGTATAGCAACGGTCAAGGGGAATGTTACCCTTCACGAGATACGCTTGCACTCGGCAGTCAAATACCATTGCGATCTATTGCTCGGTCACTGAAGTGGCTTGAGATCAATGGTCACATCAAGATCAAACAACGAAAGGGCACATCTAATTTCTATGTTATCACATGTATGGAGGACGAAATGACAGACGATACCCATGCCAAATTGGCACACGAAGTAGTTAGTAATATTACTATACTAGATATTAATAAAGTAAGTAGTATTTCTCGTGCCAAATTGGCACACCCTCTCGATACAGAAATGTTCTGGGCGTTCTGGTCTACGTATCCACGACGTATCGGCAAGGGCACAGCACGTACCGCCTTCGCTAAGGCTACTAAGTTCGAAGACCCGAACGTCATCATCCAAGCTGCACTAGATTACACCAAGCACTGCGAGGTTATGGGTACTGAGCGACAGTTCATCCCGCACCCTGCGACATGGCTTAACCAAGAACGCTGGGAAGATGAGCTCGAGACAGAAATGCCACAGAAAAAACTAGGAGGATTCCTCGATGAACTATGACGAACGCATGGCCTACCTCAAGGACTGGTTCAAATCAGACATCATAACTCGCTTCGCTATGCCTCGTGACCTCGAGCCTAAGATGGTTGCGATGGATGTGATCGACACTATCAACGCCAACATACCTAGCGGAGTCAACGAGCAGCGCATGGCCTTGTTCACTGCTACGATTACCAAAGAAGCAACACGTAATGCACGTACCCGCGTCCTCCCTACTGCTAAAGAGTTCTTGGAAGCAACCAAGACTGCTACTAGCAGCGGCGTAGAGGCCCGTACAGCGCCATCAACCTATGCCAGTGACCCATTCGCCCTGACTGCCAAGACTGTGCTCTCAGGCGGCGCTATTTCAGACACGTATTTATCAGGTCACTCACGAGACAAACTCATTAACGAGTACGGCATCACAGATGCTGACCTCGCACCATACGATAAGTATATTTCTACACGAAACGCTTGAACATACTGCGCATAAGCAGTACATATAACTTGTACTAAGGAGAGTAAGATATGAATAGATTAGGATTTATAGGTGGTTCAGATTGCGTGAAGATCATGCAAGGAGAATGGCTGAAGCTATGGCAGATCAAGACAGGGCTCATTGAAGGCGATGATCTCAGCCGCAACATAGCAGTACAACTCGGCATCCACACTGAAGACTTCAACATCAATTGGTTCGAGACTGAGTACGGATGCACGGTCAAGAACCAGCAAGCTGAGTACACTCAAGACATCAGCGGTGTGCCAGCCAAGGGTACAATCGACGGCATGTTCGGTGAAGCTATCGTTGAAGCTAAGCACACGAACTCATTCAACAACATGGATAAAGCGCTCGAGTTTTACATGCCACAGATGCAGATGTACGCGCACCTCGCTGACGCAGAGGGCATCTACCTGTCAGTCATATTCGGTAACAGCAAATGGGAGAGCACGTATGTCTCACGTAACAAAGAGTATTTCAATTCTATGTGGGCAGTGGTGTCGGACTTCTGGGGCTACGTTCTACGGGATGAAGAGCCAGTTGGTATCGACGTACCTGACATCAGCATCGACAAGATTGAGGTGGACCAGATGGTCAAGCGAGACGCCTCAAGAGACAACGCCTTCATCGCAGCAGCGCACGACTACATCGAACATGAACCAGCGGCCAAATCATTTGAGGCTGCTAAGAAATCCTTGAAGGAAATGGTCGGGCAGAACGAGCGCGAAGTTTACAGCAACAGCATCACCCTCAAGAGAGACAAGCGTGGGTCACTACGCATCACAGTAAGAAGTTAAGGAGATTAACATGAGCGACGCAGCAATCAAAGCACTTATCAAAGCACAGCAATCTATGGAGTCAGTCAAGAAAGACAGCTTGAACCCGCACTTCAAGAATCGTTACGCCTCACTCGAAGCAGTGATCGACGCAACGTCTAGGGTATTCCAGAAGCACGGCTTCGCAGTCATGCAGCCTTGTGGTCGGGATGAGCTCGGCGTGTTCGTAGAGACCAGGCTATTGCACGAATCAGGTGACGCTTTCTTCAGCAAGGTTTACTTAGTGCTAAGCAAGCAAGACATGCAGGGGCTCGGCAGCGCAATCACATACGCACGACGCTACGGATTACTGGGAATGGCTTGCCTTGCACCAGAAGATGACGACGGAAACCTATCTGCAAAGCAAGACAAGAGCCGTTCATCAGGAGAGAGTGGTGATGGGTGGTAAGTACACCCGCAAAACCATACAGAAAGTTTGGTGTCCTCGCTGTGGTGCGAGGCCCAACACCCCCTGCGTAGACAACTCAGGGAGAAACCATCTTGAGAGAATGAAAAAAATACAAGACTTCATGAACTCTGAGATAAAGAAACTAAAAAGGAGCCAGAAGCATGGCAGATTACGACAATACAAACAGAGGCGCAGCCTTCGCGCCATTCGAAACACAGAAGCTGATCCTTCAAGGCAAGATCAATGACGGTGGACTAGATCGTAAGGTCACGTTCACTAAGGACACAACACGCGATGGCAAGAACATCATCGAGGTGTACGAAAAGATCGGTGTCCTATTCGAGAACGATAAAAAAGGTAACGAGGCAGCGCCTGATTACACAGGCCCATTCAATGAGTTCAAACGCCTAGCTGCATGGCGCAAGATGAAAGACGGTAAGCCGTACATGACATTCAATGTGTCCGAACCACAGCAGCAATCAAAGCCTGCACAGGTAGCGTCTATTGATCTCGGCGGGGATGACATACCGTTTTGATTACAAGCGGGGCTTCGGCCCCGCACCTTACGATAGGAAAAAATATGAATTACGAATTAACAATACAAGAAATCGTTGAGACCATCGCAGAAGAGTACCAACTCCCAGTCAATGCAGTGCTAGAGAAGAGACAGTATCCTGAGTTAGTCTGGGCTCGGCGCAAGGCAATGCACGAAGCACTAGAGATGGGATACCCGAAGTCTGAGATCGCTGACTTCTTTAACCTCGATGACTCAACAGTTTCTCAGGGCGTTAAGGTTTTCAAAGCTGACCTTGAGTCAGGCCGACGCATGAAGAACCAAGAATCACACGAGCGTTACGAGAAGATAGTTTCTTTGAGTAGGTCAGGGGTCCCACCTAAAAAAATATCAACCGACCTTAACGTGAAGTACACAACCGTGACCTCTATAATCCGACGCGCAAGGGTACGAGGTGACGTGCCATCTTTCCTCGTCCAGCGCACGAAGTGGAGGAGCAACCCGCGGTCACTTAGAGATATGATCCGAGCTCACGGCACACGACTCGGCAGTACATCAGAGATGATGGAGTCACACATGAGCAAAGAGGTGCGCGAATACTTCGTGAACATCTCAGTGAAATCTAATTACTCATGCGTAGTTGAGTGCATGGCTGACTACCTGACGGACATCTACTTCAACGAAACTCAGAAGGAATCTTAGTATGGAATACCAAGAAGTTATTATCTCGAACGTACACACTCGTGGCTTTGCCTTCGGTGTATGCAAATACACAGGTGAGCAAGTATTCATTCCACCATTCGTTGCGCTATTGCAGAAACTAGAAGTCGGCGTCAGTGTAATAGGATTACTCGTTGTTAACCCCAAGAACGGCGATAACAACACAACTCCGTGGCAGTGCATTTCTATCAGGGAGATGGCAGATAAACCTGAGGTTGATGCAGCGCAGCAGAGCACACCTGATGCTGCTGTCTTGGAGTTCATTAGAGATTCTAGAGGAGGGTATCTCACAACAAAAGACATCGCTGAAGATTTAGGTATCGAGCACCGAACGGCTGGCAACGCAGCGCAAAGGTTATTCAATGACGGAAAAATCGCAAGGGCTGAGGTTCACGGCAGGCCAGACCAAACAAGAGCAACGATAATACTATGGGCTGCAACGCCTAGGTGTTTTGTGACAGAGTAATCGTGTGACTGGGGCATTAGATTCTACCAACGCAATCTGTCAAAAGGTTAAAGAAAACCCCAGCCACAATATTTTATACTACCAACTCAAAGTGAGGTCCATCAATAAACGGCCTACGACCCTGTGATCTGCGCAAATCAATGTAGCTATTCATTGCACC